TTTGTGATCCGGATCTAAATGAGCGGCACGGAGACGCTTCACGATATGCTCCGCTTCATCGTAGGTGAACGTGTGAGTCACCGTCTCCTTCTGATCTGCGAACAGCAGGATCATCGTGTAACTCTCCAAAAAGGATGCTCGCATTCTTCCGAGAGCGTATGCTGCCATCTGCTCCTTGTAGTTGCGAATCATCCCAGACTTGAGATCGAGTCCGGTAGAGATCTCCGGAATGTCTCCATCCATCGTTCCTCCGTCCGAGTCCATCTCCTCGATGTCTACCCATAGGTAATCCTCATCGGTGATAACATCGTTACCGTCTGCAATGAACTTAGTTTTCTTAATCGCCCACTCCACTGCTTCGCGTCCTGGTTCAAGACTGCAATTCTCTCGCTCTGCTAGTGCTAAGATCCTCTGGTCTAGCACTTCAAGCGGTATAGCGGAGTCGATCTCGTCTCCCGCAAGGCAATCGCACCCGTCTTCACGATTGAAATAAAATCCGCAATTGCACTGTCGGACCATTTCGCCCATAAGCGTGAAGCGATACGCTTCATCCATCAGCGTACCCCGCTTCGCTGCTGGTCCCGCTTCGTAGGGGGAGTTCACATACTTGGGACACGCAACGAGTTTGGGGAGGGTAGACGGTCTGAGGGTGGTAACGCTCATGCCGCTTCCCCCGATTTTTTCGCCCCCCAAGACTGCTCCTCTTTCTCTAACGCTTCATCGCGGATCGCATCAACGGTAGCGGTTAAATCCTCTATAACTAGATCTGCTATCGCGCGAGCGTGATCGGCTATTTTCATAGGGCATTCGTTGATTGTGAATTTCATTCCCTGCAATGCGGAGAGATAGGCACTGGTGTAGAGTGCTGATTGCTCCTCTGCTTCGGATGTCGTGAGTTTAATGTTCATTTCGCTGCGTATTCCTTTACTTGATTGATGAATTGATTTTGAGATGTGAGAACCCTGCGGACGTAAGACTCATCCAGAGAATCAAGCGAGAGATCCCTCGATTCAAGAAATTCACTAACGACTTGCCTACCCCCGCACTGCTCAATTACAGAATCGAGTTCTCCCCACGGGTCGTCGTCGATGGATTCGTCGCTTTGAGCCTTAACCGCTTTGGTGCTATTTTTGAGCTTGCCATTGGACTCATTTAAAGAAAACTCAAAAAGTGAGTTAAGTTCGTCCGGAAACGCTCCGAGTTCTGGAACCAAAATCTTTTCTGGCAAATTCATCCGATTTTTGGCATCGAACGCTGCTTCCCGCTCGCAGCGAAGAAAACGCTTCTTGCCTCCGACCCCTCGCTTCGAGTTCATTGTTCCGGCACGATCTGTCACTTTCGTTTCAAAATTGAAAAAAATCAGCGCGTCTGTCCACTCCTTTACGAGTGCGGATGTCTTTTTCTCCATCTTGAGTTGATGACGGTCGTAACTCGCTGCGAGTTCCGGATCTTCGTAGCGAAGTATTTTGGAATGTGCCAGCAAGACAATCTCCATTCCGCGATTTTGACGTAAAGAATCGAGAGATGCTAAGAAGTCCATCATATCCTCCTCTAGTATTGTGTAACCCTTGCCATATCCATTTTCGACCTTCTCGATAGAGTCTACGTTGTGGCGAGAGCATATCGCATCCGCCATTCTCTTTTCCACCCAGTCAATCGTGTCGAGAATTACGGTTTTAAATTTGTGATCCTCCTTTCTTAGGAAACGAATTGAATCAGTGATCTCCTTCATCGACTGCGGTTCAAATCGTGAAACATCCATGTGCGACGTGCCTTGCTCTGCGTCGATAAATACCGGATTTGGAAAAGTCGCGGCAAGCGCGGACTTACCCACTCCTTCGGGTCCGTAAAACACTGAGCGTTGAGGCGTGACTTTCTTTCCTGTTTTCAATTCCATTTCTCGTCTGTCTAATTGCTTTTTAATTTCTGGTTTTTGCATCATAAATACAAAATCTTTTTAGCAAACAAAAAGCGCAAAAAAATTTTCAACACTCACAAGTCGTAGATAAGATCTGAGGAAAGCAGACCCCCGCGTTGGTTCTCTTGCGATCAAAAAACTAAATTTGTTGCACGAGATTTAACTTCATGCCATAATATTGCTTACGCGGGATAACGCGAAAATCACACTGATATGATAAACAAAAACGCTGAAAGCAGGGAGGTTGCTGACATCTTCAACCTCGATTACATTGGGAACTTCCCAGGATTTCACGATCCGGAGGTTCGCTTTAACGGTTTCGCCACTCCGGAATTTACGGAGGAAGTCGCAAAGCAAATAGTCTCCGAATACAATTCTGTTGCGGGGGTGCTCGACTGTCCGGAGATGCCTCCGATGAAGATCGACATCCAATCTGGACGCGTCTGGATGGATGTCGATGAGGAGTCTGAATACTTCGCTGAGTGGCGAAGTATGGAAAACGGACGCTACGCAATCGGATCGTTCTCGTGGTGTTGGATCGAGGATGAGGTTGCGGAATAATTTTTGCCAACACTGATATGAAAACAGCAACACTAATTGCATTCCTTACCCTAATTCCTTTTTTTGCGCTTTCTACCGAACGCAAAAAAAGAGAATATAAGCCGATAGCTCCCATTGCTGGAAACGCTAAAGCGAAAGATTCAGCACAAAAAAAGCTTGGTGAATTGGAATTGCCAAAGCACGACTCCAAAAGAGTCTACTCTGGTCCGGAAAGTTCTTTATTTCCCAAGTTGGATCTCTCCAGCTTTAAGCAAGGGAGTGATTGAGCCTAATACTAATAGAAGTTATTCTTCAATCATTCCGCTTCATGCAATATGAGTGGTGTCCTAAATATAAGTCCTTTTTATCCCACAGGTAAGACTCTGCGGCAGGGTGATTGTGGAATAGGTTTCTGGAGTGCCACGAATCAATCCCGCACATCGAAGGGATCATGCGATAGCGGACGGACTGTTCCTCCCATCCATCCATAATCATACCCGCGTTCCTCATCCTATGTCCGTGTCCGACATGGATTTCTCTCCAGTTTGCGGTTCCGAACTCTGGGAACTTGAGCGCACACTCCGTCACGATCTTCTGCTCCTTCTCAAGTTGCCCATGCGCCGTAGCCAAGAACACATCCCCCCACTGGTATTTCTTGAGCATGTGCGGAGAGTGATCAACCGTCACATGCGGGTGGTTCTTGTAGACTTCCGCAAGGAGTCTCCCTAAAAATATACAACGTTGCTCATCGTGATTTCCTCGCATTATTGTAATATCCACTGGCGCGTGCTGAACACAAAGCTCGACAAGCGCGAGTGCTACGTCCACTCCGGTATTTAACGATTTAATCCATCGAGTGTCTTCGTCTTGGGGAGTCCCTCGCGAGGTGCGTCCCCCAGTGCCATTTTGATCCGGTCCGTCAGAATTGAAAAAGTCGTGTCCTAGCGGCAGCCAAATCCTTCCGTATGAAGGGTAAAATGTCAGAAGATCTTGTGCTGCCTCAAGCGTTGCGCTGGAAGCGATCTTGGTATCCCAGTCAGAGTGGTTTGTCTCTTCACTCCAACAAAGCTTTCCAAGGTGCAGATCAAACAGAGAAACCTCAAGCATTTTTGAGTCTGATTGTTTCTTTCGTACCTCCCCTTCCTTGGTCTGATCTTCTTTCTTGCCGTAGAAAGGCAGCGTCCCCTTAACCTTCTTTTTTTCCTGGGTGATTACCTTTCGAACCGACTCCAATGCGCTTTCGATAGCGAGTGCCAAGGACTCTTCTGGACTTTCTTTCCTTGGCAGCAATTCCACCGCTAAAGAGAAATTTCTACCCGCTTCGAGGTAGTTATCGGTGACTTCGTTGGGGCTGGAAAATTCTTTCAGTTTTGCCGTGACATCCCAATATTTGATTCTGATCTTTACGATCTCCCACTCATCGAGATTCACTCCATGAGAGGCAATGAGTTCCTCCTTTGTCATCGGTGTTGGGATTGAACCCTTGAAGTTGAACTTTGCCGCACCACCCCCCTCCTCATAGTCCACTTGATTGGAATCCGATGGGTCTTGAGGGGTTAACGCTTTAAGTTTTAAGCGTTTCAAAAAACACCTCGCTGACTCCGGAGTGGGAAACCCAAAAGACTCCCCCTCCAGTTCGAGATATAACTCGTTCGCTGCGGAAGCGAGGGAGTCGTATTTTTGCAACTCCCCGAGAATCCGGAGTGCTGCCTTTTTTCGTTTATCACAATCCAGCATTACCTATCGCCGCAAGTCAAAATGTCGTGGTGACACGACAAGTGGTGCTTCACGCCTCGTTCGTCGAAACCTCTCCATTGCTGGTCAGCAGTGGATCTGCATTGATTGATGGAAAGGGTGCTTGTTTCGGCCAAAAGTATCCAATAAGGCGAGTGCAAGGAAATGGTTTTATGTTCACTGCGTCGGACTGGTTTCCTCCCAAAACCATAATGTTCCCGTTTTCGTCGTGTCCGGCATAGAACCCCACATGCCCAGATCCAGAGGATCTACTCCCACGGTAGAATACGACGACCGCACCTAAAGTTGGTTTCGAGATTTGGTTCCCCCATCGCTCATACGAGCGCGCCATGCCAGATGCAGTTCCGTCTATTCCCGCTCTCTTTAGCATAGCACCGACGAACCCCGCGCACCAAGGAGTTTCGTCATCTTTGAAGAATAGTTCCGAGTCTTCCCAGTATTCCAAGATCTTAGGATTATGGCGAGATCCCTTGATCTCTTTTGTTCCGATTTCACGCTTCGCGATTTGGAACCACTCGGGGATCGGATTTGTCGCATTTGAATCCAATGCAATACCATCTAAGCTAGAAGGGTTGTGGGCTTTATTCCAATTCCAAGTCATAGCTTCCTCGGTAACTTTGTTCCAGCGGTTCACGAGTCCTTTCCAAAATTTCGAGGACTCATCGCGGTTGCGTCGTTCGTATGTCTCGCGCGCTCTCCGGATCTCCTCGATGACGGGGAATCTCCTCTGGTCTGCCTCTCTCAGCATGGATCGCGTCTGTGGTCCCCACACACCGTCCACGGAGACGGGGAACTTCATCGACTTGAGTGCCGTCTGGGCGATTCGCGCTGCTGCCCCAGGACCACGATTGAATGCGCAGTCCAAAACCGCGAGTTCCGTCCCAGGACAGAGATCGAATCCCCAGTGAATCCCAGTGTGTTTACGCACGTAGTCGTCGATGTATTCGGCGCATAACTTGCGACGTTCTTCCGGATTTGCTTTGCGGATTCGCTCGAGTGCTTCGAAATGGTATTTTGAGTTAATTCCGCTTATTTCAAATTTACCTCCTCCATCTCCGGATGGAATTTTGTAAAGTTTGGGATAACCGCTCTCATCGAGTCGAGCCTCCCATATTACAATCATGTGTCCGACGCGGTAGCGTCTACTAATCAACTGGGTGATTGCGTCGTCACGCGACCTTAATGAGTTGATCGGTTCGGATGCAGATGTCGGCTTATTGCCCTTTGAATCAGAAGCGTCCGATGCTGGAAGATCCGGTTGATCGAAAGTCACAAATTGCGCTCGGAGAAAATTGACTATTGATTCAAGCAAGAATTTTATCGCAATCAGAAAACCTTTCATTCAGAAATCGGATTAAGCGTTTCCAGCGCGCGACGGTGCGCCGCTTCTTCTGGAGTCGGGATCTGCGAAAGATCTCGAAGTGCTCCCACTTCGGCAAGGGGTGGACGAAGCAGGGAGCACCCCGTAAAGATCACCATTGAGCAGATTACAGCAATGATCCTCACGTCACTCTATGATGGGAAGAGGGACACCTTGTTCTTTGTGATAAATCGCAGAGCGAAGTTCACCAAGGCGAGGAGTTGCAGTGCCGTTTCGGGATTCGCCTGCACCCACCCGCCAACAGGTGGGTAGAGAGAAGCGAGCGCAATAAGCGCATTGACGATAAGAGTCTTAGACTTGAAGATTGACTTTGGTGCGTTTGCGTTCATTTGGTCTGAGGGTTGGGTTTACCTTTCATCTCCAGACGTGATGTCAATTTGAGGTAGGGTCGTCGCTATTTATTTTTTTAAATCTCATTACGATTCCCAACGAAAGGAATACTATAGTTAGAAGCAAAACTATCACCTGCAACCATTCGCCAATGGCATGAACGGAGAGTGTGGCAAAAACTGCTGCGCTTGCTGCGATTCCGTCGTGCCACAATTTCTCCCATTGAAAACTTTGTGGATTTGTCATTTTTTCCTTTTTAATACCCTTCGAAGAAACAAACCCAGATCTCTCCATGTCATTGAAACCTTAAAGCCGACATGCCACTTTCCCAATCCGCTAACTTTGTCCTTATTTTTTATGGGATAAATGTCAGGACGTATTTGCATCACTTCACGATACGTGTCAAACATCCATTCCCTGTCTGAATGCTGTCGTTTGCATCACGCGCTCTGACTCTTCGTTCCATTCAAACCAAATTCTTCTTCGCCCATTGTCATTTGCGTTTTGGGGCAATAAATCGCTATCGCTCACCTCATAGTCAATACCGATCCAATTCACAAGTTCTTGTAAGGATTTGGAACTAGAGGAGATCTCGCTTAGTTCCAAAATGCGACTTTCGGTCGCCATAGCCCACTCTTGGAGTATCCGTCTTTGAAGAAGCACTTCGTAACAGACGGCACTTAACTCCTCAATCCTTCTATTGTCTCGATTCATCCAACTGGTAATTACCTCTCTGGGGTCGCGCTGCAAAATCGCTCTCTTTTGAATTAGTATTTCCGGTCCCACCGCATTCGGGCTGAGATTATATCGTAAATATCCGTGAACCTCGCCATATTTTGATTTCGCAAACCTTTCGATGGGGAAGTGTCCAAAAGCTCGGACATAAGGTTGAGGATTGGGGTCTGCCTCTTCGTGGAAAACCTCGTGGTCGCCGCGATTGAGGATATTCGATAGCCAAGTCGAACCACTTCGGCCTATTGTGGCAATGAAAAAAGTCATCGTTTTATTAGGGGTGTTAAGTTTTCAAGAAGTATTTCGTTACAACGGGTTCCGACCGCAAGGGCAACGATCCTCGCTTTCTCCGATTCCTCTTCATAGTTTCCCAGGATTCGCTTCGCTACCTCCACTCCCTCACGCGGATTCTGCGGGTTGATCTGCCACTCCTCCGGAATGTATTCGATGGAGGGAGTTGCGATCATCGGTTTCCCCAGTGCCATGTGTTCGATGGACACCAGATTGAAACTCTCCGACTGGGACAACTGCAAACCAACATCGACGTAACTCGCTATGATCTCCAGGGACTTCTCCCAAGTTGTCCACGGGATCAAAGAACTAGGAATATGCGCTTGCGCGAGTTTCGCACGGTGATCCGAGGGGAACTGTGTGGAGATACCAATGCACTGCAATTCCATTTCCTCGTAGAGTCTTGTTAGGACGGAAATGGATGCGGGGACTCCTTTCACGTTGTCATTCCGTCCGACCATCGAGAACACGGATGGAGCGTCCGGACTCTTCTCCGCATGATCCACTTCGGGGATGTCGAAGAAGTTCGGGAGGGAGATAATATCCGCACCGTGGAAATCGTCGTAACGGTCCTTGTCCATGACGGTTCCGAACTTCACGTTCTCGCAACGCGCGCTGATTGATTGCTGCGCGACGGTGCGGTTGAACCATGCCTTTCCTCCGTGATGATAGTTTGGAGAACAGTGTATGATCGGAATGAACGTCACCTCTGAAAACTCGTTCGCTAGTTTTTCCAACGACACGGGCAGCATAATTGCCAAATCTATAAGAACTACGGAGCAACCACTCTTCTCAATAGCCTCACGAGTTGCAGGAACTTCGTTGTGTTGGTTGGTGAAGTAGTAGTCATGCCTGATCCCGTGCTTCTCCAAAAACGCTCCAAACCTAACCCCGCGACAATCGAGCCAAGACGGAAACGCGTTCTGAAACATACTTAGCACATCGCACTCCCGTAAATCCTTTTGAGTGGATTCGTCACTAATGTATTCTGATTTTCCAGGATTTCCATAGGACATAAATGATGATGACGGTCCCGATGGAGTTGATAATTGAGATGTCGTGTCGATTTTATCCGGACGAATGAATGAAATCATTTTTAAATTGCCGTATCCATCCAAGGTAACTGCATCTACCCAAGTCTGCCCCCTTTTCGCAAGATAGCCTTTGACGACTGAGGGATGCGTGAAACTTGCTTGAATAAGAGCATCCGGAAACGGTTGCGAATATCCGAAGAGAGCAAACTTCTTTCCGGTTTTTTTGAGTTCCGGAATTATACGGGGTAAATCTCGCTCTCGAACGTTACACGATAAAACTGCAAGCATACACTCACCTTCTACCGTCAACTCCAGACAGAGCAAGGCGGATTCTGGATGTCGAAAGTCGGAGTTGTGGACTGATTGCTATCGTCCGCATCGGTGGGAATTGAGGGTCGAGAAATTGCCACCAAGTTGCATGAGTCTGGAAATTTCCAGTCTATTGCTCTATAATCCGCTTCACTTAACGTGTTGTTCTCGACAACTTTTCTCTCATCGGAGGTGTATAAATACCACGCCCCACTTTCGTAGGTGATCCATTGGGTGTATATTTCACCCTCCTTCCAACTGCTTCGACTGATCGGAACTCCTGTCGTCTTCGCGTAGTAGGAAGCGGTTGAGAAGTTATGAGTAAATTCACTCCCCCCATCGTCAAATGTTACCCTAGCGTTGTAGTATAACAAAATTTCGTCATCGGTGGTGTGGGTGTCGAACTCGATGAACACATCATCTGGGATCAATGGAATCAATGGTTCAAGTTCTATCAGGTTATTCCCGTTCACTATATTTTCAAGATTCTGAAAGTCCGAAGTCCCACCCTCACTCGACCCAGCGTTAGACCTGCTATCTTTCGGCGCGTTTACATCGTAATATTCCGCCGGACCACTGACTCCAGTGTAGCTTCCGTCACCACCACGCGACAGGTTATTGCCAATCGGATCAAGCGGTCCATCATTCGTTTCGGTCGTTGTGCCAGGTTTCCACGGTGGGTTTACTGGAACGGCTTCTCCGCTTGCTAACCGAATGCCAAAAACGCTTCCGTCTGGACCGTAGATGTATTTTCCCGAATAAACGGACGCAACAGGACTAACATTATTAGTGATAGTATCACGAGTCGTGCTAATCATGTGCGCCAAAGCAGAAGGCTTTAGGCGCACTTTGCTAGGTGTAGCCATAATTAAATATCCTCAATTCTGTCCTTCTCGATTCTGAAAATAAATGTCTCCGTAGTCCTGCGGTGGACATCATCGACGGCATCTGCTTCCAGAGTTGCGCTTACGGTTCCTCAGAAATATAAACGTCGTCCGCAGAAGAAGGGGTCGTGATCGAGGATATATCTGGTCCTATTCCATCGAAGGTATATCTAGTCTTAGTTTTTGTTAGGTCTAGGTAGAAAACAATATCCTGCTCCTCTTCATCCAAGACCACACTGACCATGAATCCTTCTTCAAACTCACCAACCGCTCCCGCTCCTTCATGGAAGGAGGTGAAAGCTGTCTTGATGGTTGAACCCGCATCTCCATCATAGATGCTTACTTGGAACTCAGCACCACCAGATGAGTCATTATCGTAAACGTCCACGGTAAAGGTGTCAGTAGGATTAGACGCTTCCAGATTCAAAAGTCCGTCTGAGATGCTGTTCACGTAAGCGAAGTCCTCTATCGGGATGCGGATGACACTAAGTCCGTTGAGATCGTCACAATTTACATTTACCGTAATATCGAGGGAGTTTGAGTCTCCCGAGTCGGATATGTGACTGAATGTAGTTGTCCACGGAGATTGATTTTGAGCGTTGTCGTTATCCTTTGATGTGTCACCTGTCCAGTTTGAAAAAACGTAAACCCCAGCGTCTGCATCCCATTTTACGCTACCGTTGCGAACGAGTTGGATGTCTGGACCGGATTGCAGATCAAGGTCTAACGTCACAGTTGCTTCTGTGTTATCTTCTACTTTCGGAAAAGACAAAAACTCAAAAGTGTAATCACGATTATACTGATTGGGATCATTCGTGTCTACAAGTGCCGTAGCAAGAGTGGTGTCGTAATCACTGGAAGAAGCAAGAACGGTATATTCAACCTCTGCAAGAGAATCGAGATATGTTCCCGAGTCCTCCTCATAGTTGGACAGGATTCCCTCAAACGTTTCTTGAGGAAAGGACATCACTGAATAGTATCTAGTATCCTCTCCCGTTCCGACTTTGCTCCATGATTCCAGAATGTCATACGTTTCATCCGGAGCGAACTCTTGAGTAAATGCGCGAATGCTCCTCAAAGTAAGGTCTTGAGCGACGCCATTTCGAACAAACTTGAACGCCACCGGAAATCTATCTCCCTCCTTCGCCAGAAAGATGGACTTTCGGTATCCCTCTTCACGCTTCTCCGAAGTGGCGGGACCAAAATCAAAACTCTCCGCACCATCAAAGGTGATCTTGCCAGTAACAATATCTACCGTGATTGGAATTGTTATCTCGCCAGTGTATTCTTGATCTTCGGGTTCTGGGTCTTCCGCTGGAGCGGGGTAGATTGGAATCAGTAAGGACAACGAGTCACTCCCGTTTTGATTTGTTGCTGTGATCGTAAGACTGTAAATTCCAGAATCCCCCTCGACAGGCGCAATGTCTAATTGCCCAGTGCTTGTGTTGAACGTAGCGTTGGGCGGGAGCGTTGTGCTGGACCAGGATGTAGGAGATTCGGTTGCGGATGGAAGGAATGTAATGCTCCCCCCTTCCTCTGCCGATAAAATGCTAGTTCTCGTGTCGATTGTCGGTGGTAATGCCATTGCGTTGTTTTGTTAGGAGATTATTTGATTTCTGCTCTCCCTTCGAGGGAATCGGGGGTTGCAGATCCGTTTGGATCTTCGATTCGGAATCCCTTGTACGAAGCGTATCCGCGAACGTCCGTTTCACCGTCCTCTGTGTCGAACCGGATCAGTCGTCCTCGCAGTGCGAAATTAGCCGACTTGGGAGGAACGACCCCACCCTCACTTCCACCGTAGAGAAGTGCGGTTGTCGTAAGCGTGTCCACTTCATCAAGGAGTCGCCTATCAATCTGAATCCCCATCCTGTGAATAGTAGAGAGAGAAGTTACGACAACCTCCTGCTCTAAGAGGGGGGTTCCCCTCCAGCGGATAGTTGAGATGTTCTTGCCCGTCTTCGCTGGACTCTCTTCTATAACCTTTTCCCCAACCTCAATCGCGATAGTCCAAACGGCATTTGAATCAGATTTAATTACTGCCATTTCCAAAGCAAAACGTAACTCCAGCGTATTATTCAACCGTAGTTGGTTCTCATTTACATGGATTGTAAACAAATCTCTTTCGAATGCTTTTGGATAATAGGTCGTTTCAACCGCTTTCTCGATGGAGTGGACTCCGGTTCCGTCGCTTGTAAGGGTAATTGCTGTGGCAGAATCCCCGTCAGTTTCAGAAAGTTCAATGGCGTTATCCGCACGGTTAATAACATAATAGTCGGTGTCCGCAACAAGAGGCGCAGGTAGCGTTCCAGTCGAAGAAACCCGAACCCGAGTCAGGTTAGAGAGTTCGTTGTCAGTTGCGGATAGCGAAGTGCTGTTTGTATCGTAATCGGTCGTGAAAGTTACCGGATGGTAGTGATCCCCGTAGCGCACGACTGGATACCAGATGCGTCCGTCGCATCCTATGTACTCTCCCGTTTTAACCTTTGAAGAACTAAGTCCGTATCCGCCTGCTATCAGAATTGTGCTTTCTCCAGTGTATTGGAAAACCCTTCCGGCATACGCGTCTGTTGCTTTTGGGGGTTTCCCAGTCAGAGTCTCGATTTCGGCATCGTGTATTGCGGGAAACAGTCCCCTTGCCCTTCCCAATTGAGATTCGTCGAGAAGGTAAAGTCTCTGGTCCGTTTCGAAGTCGATCTCTTGGCGACTAGGGAAAATTTCAAATCGCGTAGGTAGATCCCAAGATGCCGCGATAGCTCCAGTGGAGACGCTGGATTTAATAGGTCGATTCCCCGTTCTGTCTTCAAGTTTGGTGAGACGCTCTCCTAAGTCATCAAGTATATTCTGTAGATTAGTAATCTCAGCGATGGAGTGAGTGTGGGAATCGAAATAAGAGGTTAGTTCCAAACCCAATACGGTGATCCTCCATGCGTTTGATGCCACGCTAGATGCGGGGACTACGCGGACGGAATTGGAGTTTGTAATTTCAACGGTATAGTCCGTTCCGTTGACCAAGAGATCTCCTCCAGCGACGTTTTCGCGGACAATGACATTCAGATTCTCCACATCTAAATTATGATCGACAACGATGGCACTAGAGGTTCCATCTCCAGCCGATACTGAGTAGTGTAATTGTCCGTTTGAGACTTGAGAGTAGTCGTATGGGATATAGCGATCCGGAAGGGGTGGGCGTAACCAGTTGATAACGGCACTGGTGGATAGTTCTTCCCAGTGCAACTCCCTGCGGAGAGTCACCTCACCAACGTAAAGCTTTCTCGTGTAAGAAACCTGATCGTCGTTTTCGTCTTGAATGTCAGCTTCAATCTCGATGGGGAGAACCACCTCCTCGACATCGCGAAGCATCGCGGCGAGTTCCGCAGTGCCGAGATCCAAGGTAAACGTAGTGTCACCATCCGGAGCGGAGAAGACTTCGACAGTTAGAGGGTCTTGCGACGTTCCTCCCATCTCCCCAGAGAACTCGATGTGCGCAGTGTTTGCGGTGGGGTTCGTTACAATGAACGCTCCACCATCGTCCGCTAGTCCTTCTATTGCTTCTAAAATCTGGTCCGGACCATCTGCAATGTCGAGCATCGTTGAGCGCGAGTAACCTCTCCGGATTTGATAGACGCCGCGAAAGTCCGGAGGAAGGTAAAGTGCTTGTATTTCGTTCCATTCTGCCTCACCGTTCGACCCGCCCTCTTGTACAACGGAGATGGACGGAGGAGGGGGGAGGACAAGCGAACTCTGATCCGTCGATGCAACTGGTGCTTGGATTAGTCTTAGTTCATGCACCCAATTGCCATCGCTTTGAGAAGTGCGGTGACGAATAAAGGATATGGGTAAAAGAGAATTTGTTTCTCGCGGAATAAAAGCAACTGGAGTTTCGTTTCCCGCAACCGTCTCGTTTGAAAAACTAATTAACCAGGAACCTGAGTCTTTGGTTACAGTCGCGGTTCCAAGCGCAGTCATTCCTGTCGAGGACAGGGAGTTGATTGCTGTGGCTAGATCTGTCGCGGAGATGTCGTGATTGAGATCTTCCAAGAGATCTCCGGAACCGTCCACGATTTCAAACCCCCACAGTCCGGATTCGGGACGCGCGTCTACCCTTCCAATGCTGGCTCGAATTTCATCGAGAGTTCTAGGGACTTCCGCAGCGGTTGTGCCGATTCGCTCTTGGAATCTAACTCCGATTGTCACCTCTTCGCCGTATGATAATTTAGGGAAGTTAAACCGACTACCACCCACGGACGTAGATGCGGTTTTCTTGGCGAGATCTAAATAGAGGAGTGCTTCCATCGCAGAACCCCTCGCGTCAACTGGGACTTTGGCTAGAAGCGCGAGAAACCTTGGTTTTTAGCCTTTAGAATGGTTTTCAGTAAACTGCTCTATTCAAAATTTCTGACCGAGCGTTAATCAAACTCTCCTAGTGATGTAGGAGGGTTTGCGGGAATATTCCAAAACTCCGGATCAAATTCGATGACTCGGTAGGGAAACTCAAGATTTAATCGGGGTTCCTCTACAATTTGATCCTTCTGTTGAAGACTGATTCTTTCCTCCTTGTCCAGTCCCCTGCCAGTGTCACCATACTCAAGAGGGTAGCGTCCGCGAAAACGCGTCTTCTCGCGAGGAGGTCTTTCGGACGGTCTTCGGAGATAAGCAATCATTTCCTCGGCTAAGTCGCAAATAAAACTCATGTGGTCCAGTAACGCCCTTCAACGCGGTTATTTAGTAGAAACTCTTCGATTATGTTAAGTCTTTCGTTGAGGTTTGAGAGTTCCAAGTTAATATTCAGTGTCGCAACCCCCCCAGCGAGTCCCGAGCCAAGTCCCAGCCCGATAGGTCCGGAATCTTCGGATACTTGAAGTCTAGTGTGCTCATACTGCAAATTCCAGTAGAGGTGATTTTGGCAGTAAGGTGTCCAAGTTTCATCCGGAATTGAGTTCGGCTTTTGTCCTGGCAAACTAACCAAGTAAATTGTAGCGACATGCAGATCATCGAACGGCAAGTCTTCAAAAACACCACTCAAGACCATTTCCGCAGTCATTGGGGAGCTTCTTGGGATAAAACTTGATCGAGTTGAAAGGTAGGGAGTGGATCTGGGGTTGCGAGTCGAATATCGAACGTTGTAGTTCGTGAATCCAGTACCATCTATTCCGCTTGAGACAGACGTATCGACGGTCAATGCTGGACGCTCTTTTGTCAGAATAACTTCAGTTGCTCGAAGAAGTCTAGGTTCATCCTCTCCTCCATCCAAGACTCCGCTTATTTGCGTCACGGGTCGTCCACTCTCGGTGTATTCAATAACAGGTTGTTCGCCAACCCCTTTGTCTCTAAAGAAATTAGGAACGGACTCGAAAGAAAACCTCCCCTGTGATTGATCCCCCTCTACCTTGAAGGGTGATGAGTCGATTCCGATTCTTCGAAAATGGTTTGGTGTTATTGGAATTTGGGGACGTTCCGTCAGCGGGATCTCGTGGCGAGAAGATTTTTCCGACTCTCCAATCCGATTTTTTGAGACTTGCGGAATGTCCTCCCAGTCGAGAGTGATCTCTGCCGAATCACCATTGACAAATCCTGGTAAAATCTGATACGTCCAGCGTTTATTTTCAGCGTCATATGATGCGCTCGCCTTCCACGGGTGTTGCCAAAGTGCTGAGTTCCTTCTCTTAGCGGTGAGTGGTCGGTTTCTACGGAACTCATCCACAAGACCATTCCACGCATCGTGATAGATCGGAAGATTGTCGGGGATTGCTGCTGCTGGATTGATTGTCTGCACATCCTTGGCAGCGAGTCAAAAGAACGCATTCCGGTGCAATCTGTAGACTTGTTTTAGCTTTTACGCAGACCAAAAAAAATGTTTTGAGAACCCTCCGCTTTGCGGGGACGCTGCGGTGTAACGGTGTCCGAGATTGAAGTGAGACATCTGAAATATATCTACGAACTGCTTCGTTTGCTTATCCCACCGCAGTTGCGCGATAGGGTGAACTCCGACTCCGCGTTCGTCGGTTGATCCGCCCTCCAAGAAAATGTATGGATTTAAGTCTGTTGCGTGACGGACCTGCACGGAATCTTCGTTGTCTTGGATCGCCTTCCTTAATCCCTCCCCCTCCACTTTAACCACGACAACAACGTAAGACTTCCACTCATCAGGAAACTCTACGTCCAGCGAGGGAAAGTCTACTTTCCTGCCTTCCTCATCCCTGCCATCCAGAGGCACTCCATCAATCCGAGGCATTACGCCATTTACCGTCCCAGGACTTACTGTTACCTTGCCTCCAGAATGAGTGCAACGAAAGGGATGGGGAAAAGGTCGAAAGGGAATGTCCGCAGTGACAAGGGTTCCATCCGGAGTTTGAGTGACCTGCATCCCGTCGCCCACTACGATGCGTGTTGAGGCGATATATTCAAGAAGTGCTTGCCATTTTGGAAGGATTTTCTCCCCCTTCCGCGCGCGAAGATCACGGATGGATTTTGCGTTCATGCTAATTGAACTCGATGAGGTTGTAGACTTGTGGAGGCCAACCCCCTCCGAGCGGAGAAAGCAGAAGTTGCTCCGTCACTTCGTAGACTCCTCCGCGCTCCGTTATCTTTGGAGGCATCACCAACCAATCGCGACCCGTGGGGGTTGCAAATCCCCCAGGAAGTTCTTCCACAATAGTCCCGATGGCAGAGAGAACGTCTTGCGGCACATCTTCTGAGATGTAAGTGATTCTAAAAACGGTGTGAAACACGTAAAAGTCGTCAATCCCAAAAAGCGGGTTTTTCTGCTTTTTCTGATTATTACCTGAAAGCTTAGAGTTTTCCTTGCTCAATACTTCTGAAAAAGTGATATTCCCCGATTCAGCATCGTAATTACCCTCGTAGATTTCCTTGATAGCCAACCAGTCCGGATGGAAGTTCAATTTCTCCTGTCGAAAAGAAGCATCCCATTCGTATTGAGCGGGTTCGTTCTCAATGTCGTCCCCGACATATCCCTCATAAGTAATATCCACTTGGACACCCGCTCCTTCGATCTGCGACCACCTACGACTCACCTCAATGAGTCCTGCAAGCGGGGGTTCGTAACCCACTGAGAAAATGTCATCCAGAGATTCAACGTACCACGGCACCGTCCACGAAACCAGTCCGGTTTCTTCGCGGTTTCCTGTCTGTCCTGGTATAATAAATGGAGGTTCTGGCATATCTGTGCGCTTTTGTTTTTAGGCAAAGCTGGAATAATCCTGCCCAGTGGAGGCGGGTAGGACAGTTGCTGGTTGTGGTCGCTCGCTAGGTTTCTTCGTGTTTTTAGCAACCTCTTTTGCAACTGTCGTGTTCTCCTTCACCGCTTCGGTTGTTTCGCGCTGGGAATTGGCAACAATTTCGAACTGGTTTTGCCCTCCGATCACGTTCATTGCTTGAGCGAGTCGAGAGTTCACCGAAAATCCCCCTCCACCAGTAGCCGTTTTTTCACCTCCGGTAGCAGCACCTCCCGATTGATTAGCATTTTTAGTTGCCTCTTCGCGTTGCCTTTTCAGCTCTTCGTAGTTCTTTCTGATTTCTTCGAGAAATGAACCCAATACGCCCCTTTCTTCACCTGTGTTAAAAAAGTCGTCTTCTCCCTCAAACCCTCTCTTGAATGCGTCAATCGCGTCCGAAATGTTCTTTTCGATTGCTGCACCCAGTTGATCTCTTGCATCTTGAGTTGCAGCTTCCGCCCCTCCGAATGCCTCATCCGCCCCTGCTCTCGCCGTCTCTGCTGCTGCTTCCAAAGCGGAGTCGGCATTTCCTAGCAATTTACCTAGTGTAGGACTTGCCTCTTTAAGCGCAGAGATTATTGAGGAAATGTTCTCAGAAATCACGCGGACAAATGTTAAAGCGATCCCCTTGAGCACCAGTCCCAACCCCTTCCATGTGCTTTTCTGTGAAAATATCTTTGCGATCTCACCGAGCAAGCGCGCCATGTTTTTGAAGTGCTGGATAGAGAAGAAAACCATACCCATTATCATCTTCCGCCCGAAGTTTCCAGCTTGCTTGAAACCAAAAATCAATCCCGCCTTCATCACGGTGCCGATTGTTGACCAAGGGAGCGAGAAGATGGTCTGCGCAGCGGCGATGACTCCGGTGAACATATTGGCAACTGCCTCTCCCAGTGGTGCGGCATTTTCGCGAAGTTTTACCATCATGTTCTGGATGGCATTCAAGACTGGCAATAAAGCGTCTTTGATGGGTTGTCCGAAAACCCGAAGAAACTCTTCATAGTTTCGCTTAATTACATTGATTCTTCCCTCAAACGTATTTGCCATTCGTTCTGCGCCTCCCGCAAACTTTGCAAATGGACCTTCCCCCTGACCCGCACCTTTAAAGATGTCCATTACCTCGTCGGCAGAAACCCGCCCCTCTTGAATCATCTTGGAAAGTTCCGCGCCAGTAACGCCCAGTTTATCTTGCAGTGCGTCAAAAATCGGAATCCCCTTTTCAGCAATTTGCTGTCTTAATTCCTCCATCGACGCAACCCCTTTTGCCTTAACCTGTGCCAGAGCGACACCAAGGAGTTTCATATCTCTAGTCGTGAGT